GATCCATCCCCTGCTGGAATCCCGACACGTCTTCAGCCGTGTCGCGCGCGCGGGTGTACCACGCCGCATTGGAAAGCCCATCCTCCACCTTCTGGTCAACCTGCGACCGCATGGCGCCCAGCTTCTGGGGCGAATCGACGCCGCGCGGCGCGCCGATGTACTGGCCCGTGGTCGGGTTCTGCTTGAGGTGCTCGCCGCGCAGGGATGCCTGCAGCGCTTCAGCCGCGTTCATGTCATCGAACACGGTGGCAACGCTCTGGTCAGTGAGGTTGGATGCCGCCACCCGGCCACTTCGCGCCGCTTCATCCGTCACGTCCGCCAGCTTCTTGAGCTTGCGCGCCGCCTTTACCTTGCTGCCGACGCCGGCCGTGGAAAGACCAATCGCGAGGTCGGCGCCGATCTTGCCGGCGCCACCACGCACGTCGCCGCGCAGCATGTCGGCCAGTCCACTGATGACCGTCCCAGCGCCAACGGGCCCCGGCGTCAGCACGTCCGCGCCGATGCCTAACAGCTCGCCCACACTCGGGCCGCGCAGCCCGCTGGGTACGCCCATGCTGCCGGCACCCGCGCGACGCGCCTGCTCCTGCATCGCCATCAGGTCACGCAGCGCGCGCGTCGCGGTCGCATCCGACGGCTCCGGACGCACCAGCGTAAGCGGGCGGTAGTCGTCCAGCGACGGCCGGCGACGGGGAAAAAACAGCGGATCCATGCGTCAGTACCCTCGGATGAGTTGTCCGCCCACCACGCCACCGAGCCGACCGCCGGCCCGGGCGCCGATCTGTGCGCGCTGCGCCGCCGCCGCCGCTGCCGGCGACAACCCGCGCAGGTACGCCACCGCCTCCGGCCCCTGCTGCGTCAGCAGGTCCGCAAGCTGCGCCGCCGTGCTGGTGCGCGCGCGCGAAGCGCCCGCGTTTGCCAGCCCCATGAGCGCCCGCCGCGCCAGCCCCATCGCATCCATCGACAAGTCACCGGGCCGGAAGTCCGTCGCGAAGTCCAGCAGCCCCGCAAGGTTCTGCGCCGTCTGCGACTGCCGCGTCATGCGCGCATACGGGCCCGCCATGCGCAGCTCGTCCTCCACCATGCTCCGCAGCATCTCGAACGACTCCTCGTCCGGGTACAGCTTGCGCAGGCGCTGCTGCGCGGTCGGGTCAGTGAGGATGTTCACCGCCACCGCGCGCCCCTCCCGCCGCCGAAGCTGCTCCGCGATGGCGTTGGCCGCCCCTAGCCGGTACATGTCCCGCTCGTCTGGGTTGAGGCCGGCCAGCGTGTCCTCGAAGTCGTCCGCGCCGCCCCGCAGGAACCGCTTTCCAGACTCGAGCGCGTCCATCAGCCCCTGCTGCCCGCCCCAGAACTGCCGCGCCTTCTTGTAGGCCGGTGCCTGCACGTCCACCTGCGTGACCAGCGTGTTCTTTGCTCCCGTCAGGATGCGCGCAAGATCCGCGTCCTCGTTCCGCTGCGCTGCCCCGATCAGGGCGTCAAAGCCGCGTTTGACTACGTCAATGTCGCGCACCGTGGGGTCGCGCAGCAGCTCGATGGTCTCCTCGCCGTCGTTGTACTTGGTCACGCGGAACAGCGCCGGCAGCGGCTTCTTGTCTGCGTCCGTGAACGCCTCGAGGCGCGAGCGGCGCAGCCCCTCGAACCACGCTTTCCGCGCGTCCGAGGTCAGCAGCAGGTTGATCCCGTCCTCGTCGAGCTGCACCGGGCCGTGTGCGTACGCCTCCTCGTACAGCAGCTTTGCGGGCGGCTTGCGGTCCGCGTCGATCTGGCGGACCACCTGATTGATGTTCTGCAGCTTGGACCGGCTGGTCTTCTCGACGCCCTCGGCCAGCCGGCCGCTGGCGCCCTGCACGCGACCCTGAAAGAAGTCCGCCACCCGGCGCCGCCCCTGCCCGGGGATCAGGTACGCCGTGTTCGCCAGCTCAAGGAGGTTCTCTTCCCCCACGTCCGCGACCGCGCCCGGGGCCCCGCGCGCCTGCATCGCCTCGAGGCGCTGCGCCGCCATCTCCGGGGTGAGCTCGTCGTCGGCCAGCGCCTGCATCAGCTTGCCCTCGGCGCGGCGCTGCGCGCGCCGGTCCAGCGGCCCCGCCGTCAGCTTCTGCGCCGCGAGCGCGGGCGCGTTCGTGGCCGTCCGGACGGCGCGCTGGAACGGGTTGGCGCTCCCCGGGAGGGGAGGCGGCGCGTTCTCGGCCATCGCCCGAATCGGCGTCTCCAGCACGTCCACCGCCCGACTGCCCAGCGCGCGCATCCCGGCGCCGACGGCGGGAATGGCGCCGCCCACCACCGTCCCCACGCCCGCGCCCAGCCCCGCCGCCGCCGGCACGTCCTCCATCTCCGGCGCTGCCCCTGCGCCCGTCACCGCCCCGGAGGCGGCGCCGGCCGCCGCCGCCCGCGCCACCCGGGCGCCCAGCGGAGCCATGCGCGCCGCCACCCCGGGCGCCGCCGCGCCGCCAGAGGCGATCAGCGCGGCCGCGCTGGGGATGATAGCGCCGCCGATCTCGGCCGGGATGCTCAGGCCCGGGTACTGGTCCGCGAACTCGGCCTGCTCGCTGCGGATCTGGTCCCGCGTTGCCTTGTAGTCGCCCAGCTTGCCGAAGCCCGTGCGGAACCCCGCCTCGATCTCGTCCCCGAACTGGAACCCGAGTCCCTGCCCCAGCGCGCTGCGCGCCACGCCCTTGGCGATGTCGCCCATCCCCATCGCCGGCTTGGCTGCTGCCGGCTGCGGTGCCGCCTGCTGCTTCGACAGCTCGCGCTGGAGGTACGCCCGGATGACCTCCTCCGGCGCCCCGTTGCGGCGCATCGTCTCCACGTCTCGGCGGATCCGCTCCTCGTCAGGGTTCTGCAGTCCGTCCATCAGGTCACCCCGGGTTCAGGAAGTACTGAATCATCTCATCCATGGACATGCTGTCGCCACCGGCGCCCTGCGGGGTGTTGCTGTAGTCGTAATACCTACGCGCAGGCTCCGCGAGCTTTCGCATCGACTGCATGTAGGTGGCGCGCGCGGCCGACTTGGCCTTGGCAAGATCCGGCGAGTCCCCCGGCGCCGGCACGTAGCGCTGGAACACGTCCCGCAGCTCGTTTGGCGTGATGGCTGCGCCAGACTCCTTGCGGAGCACGCCGGCCGCGAAGTCGCGCGCGGCGCGCAGGTACTCCTGCTCCTCGTCGTTCAGGATGACGTTGCCGGCCCCAAACGGCGTGCGGATGGCCGACGCCAGCTTCCAGCCGCTGATCTTGCCACTCTGGCCCAGCTCGTCCATGGTGACGCTCGCGTCGTCCATCAGCTTGGCATACAGGTAGCTCTTCTCCTGCGCCTCCGTCGGACGAGCGGGCGGGCGCGGCACCGACGGTCGGGGGCCAGTGGGCACGCGCTCGCGCATCCCGGTGTCGAACCGCTGCCCGGGCTGGAGTTCCGGCACCTGCACGAAGGCGACGCTGCCGTCGGCCTGCACCACCCGCTGCGGCGCCCCGGGCTGCTGCGGCTTGGGGCGCAGCCGGTCCAGCAGCGCCCCCCGCATGTTCTCGGGGGACGCCATGATGGCCTGCGACTCCTGCGGGGTGAACCCTGCCGCCTGCAGCGCCTGCACGCCCTGCCGCGTCGCCATCTCGGCCTTGCCGGCCTCCGTCCGCTCGTACGGCTGGAAGTACTTCGTCGCCTTGCCGGCGCTGTCGGTGTAGTCGAACGTGCGCCCCTTCTGCAGCCGCTCGCGCGCCTGCTTGCCCATCATCGCAAGCGCGTCGCCCGCCATCCCCAGCGACCCGGGCGCACCACGCAGCCCGCCGAGCTGCTCCATCTGTGCGGCCTGCTGCTCCAGCGGCGCATACTCCTCCAACCCCAGCTCGAAGCGCTTGAGGTTGAACTGCTGCTCCTGCGCACGCTGCTGCGCCTCGCGGGCCAACCGCTCCTTCTCCTCCTGCCGCTCGCGCTCCTCCCGCAAAGCACGGCGCTGCTGCTCCTGTGCCAAGAGCTGCATCCCCGTAGACCCCAGTGACTGCAGCCCAGCACCCAACCCGGCAAGAAAGTCAGACATGCGTTAGCCCCCGAGCCCAAGCAACTGCAGGAAGAAACGGTCCTGATCGCTCAAGACCCCTTGGTTGAAGCGCGCCCTCTCGAGGTCGTTGCTGAACGCATCCTGCCCCATCCCGCGCAGGAACTGCGACCAGTTGAGGTTCTGCGAAAAGCGGTCGTTGCCAGCGTTGCGGCTGAAGTTGGCTACGTCCATCTGGTTCTGGAACCCCTGCTGCCCGAGCTGATTCTGGAACTGCAACCCCTGCAGCCCCTGCCCAAAGCTCTGCGCGTTCTGCCGCAGCCCAAAATCCGCCGTCCCCATGCGCTGGTTGAACCCTTGCGCCTCCCGCCGCAGCCCGAAATCCTGCTGCGCCATGGCGTTGTTGAACGCCGCGTTCTGTTGCGCCAGCGACAACTGCTGCCCCTGCAGTCCAAGGTTGGCGCGCCCCATCTCCTCGCTCAACGCTGCCGCGCGCTGACCCTGCCCCATCCCGATGGCCTGCGCGCGTGCGCCGGCAAAGTCGCGCGCCCGCTGCCCCGCGAGGTCGGACGCCAACTGTGCCTGAGCGCTCCTCTGCTGCACGTTCAAGTCGGACAACCGCCCGCCCATGATGCTCGAGTCCGACAACCCCCGCGCCGCCATCTCCTCGCGCAACGCCGTCTGCCGCTGCGCAAACTCGTCGTCGATGTTCTGCCCCATCTCGCCGTACAGCCGTCGCACCTCCGCGTTGTCGAACGCGGACGGGTTCTGCAGCGCCTCACGCAGGGACTGCTCGGTCAACGAGTTCACGTCGAGCATCTGCGCGCCTTGCGCACCGCCGCCAGTCGCTGCGAAGCCGGAAGATGCGCTCGCCGCCGGTGACCCGGCGGCACCACCACTGGGCGCGGCCGCAGGCGCGCTTTGGCCCGCTTGTAGTTGCGCAAGCCGCTCCTGTGACGGCGCAGTGGTCGTCCACTGCCCGTCGTAGTAGTACTGGATCGGCTGCCCATAGGTGTGCGATTGCAGGTACTCAGCGCCGGGGTTGGCCTCCAGCACCGAACGGCGCACCAGATCCTCGGTGGACTCCCCGGGGCGTGCCGATACGGAACGAACAGGCCCGGGAATGGGGACTGGGGCTGGCCCCTGCGTCGTCTGCGCCGCCTGCGTTGCCTGCGCAGTCGATGGGAATGCTGCCGCCTGCGCAGGCGTCTGCATAGACGATTGCGCCAGCATCACCGGATCGACGCCTTCCGACGTAAGCCCAGCCGGCACCGCTTGCGCAGCCTGCGCAGCCTGCGCAAGCCCCGGCGCGTTGCGGCCGAGTTGCATGAGCTGCTGCAGTTGGTCAAGAAACGACTTCGGAGCCGTGTACGGGGTGGGAGCCGTCGGCAAGGCGCCCGTCTGCAACTGGCCGGCCGCAAAGCCGGCAAGGTCAAACGGCGCCGGCGCTGCCGCCGAATTTTGCTCCTGACGCTGCATAAACTGCTGCTGCGCCGCCATCTGCCGCTGGAACCCCTCCGGATCCATCATGGCCGCGATGGGGTCCAGCCCCATCTGCTGGGCCTGCTGCATGGCCGCTTCCTGCTGTGGCGAGCGCTGGCCCTGCAGTGCGCCCATCTGCTGCTCGAACTGCTGCCGCGCGTTGGCATCCCACTGCGAACCGTACTGCTGCTGCGCCTGCCGCATCGTCGCCAACTGCGCGTCCACGGACGCCTGCGGGTTGTAGCCTCCCTGCGCCTGCGGCGCCTGCTGCATGGGAATCATGCCGGCACCACCAGACGGCATCATCTGCATCTCCTGCTGCGCCTGCCGAGAATACCCCTGCGTCTGCACCGGCGGGGGCGCAGGACGCGCCTGACCCTGCCGCTGCAGCTCCGCGAACGTGGGCTGCGGTGCCTTGTTCACCGGGCGCGGCGCATCGACAGCCTGAACCCCCTGCTCGAAATCGCCGTCCGTTTGCTGCTGGGGCTGCGGCGGGGCTTGCTGCGACGGGGGCGGCGAAGGCGTTGGCCTCTGTTGAGCTCCCGCCTGCGCACGGCGACGGCGCTCCTCCTCGTCAGTCGCCGTCTGCCCGTAGCCCGCCGCCCGCTGATCTCCGCCGTAACCGGCGGCCGGGTTGTACATCATGCGCATAGCGTGCCCTCAGAAAAGCAGGTAAGGGGTGAACCGCGCCATCATCATCTCCTCCTCAGCCGTCCGCCCGCCACCGCCACCCATTCCGCCGCCGGTCCCGCCGCTCATCCCGCCATCCGACGGGGGAGGCGTCTGCGCGCCGTACATCCCCGGCATGTCGCCCTGAAACTGCAGCCGGTTCCGCGCCGCGATCAGCGCGGCCGGATCCATTCCGCCCATGCCAGCCTTGTAGTTGCCAGCCGCCGTCCGCTGCGCGTTCAGCACGTCGGCAAGGCCGCCCGTGGCCTGCCCGCGCCCGGGGATCCCGCCCTGCGTGTAGTCGCGCGGCTGGAACGCCGCCGGCATGGCGCCCGCGCGCTGCGCCAACATGTACGCGGCGCGATCCGCCAGCGGGTTCAGGTTGATCTGGCGCTGCAGCGCCGCCGCCTGCTGCGCGCGCTGGTCCATCTGGCCGACGCGATTCGTGTTGAAGTTGGCACCGAACTGCCGGTCGCTCTGGCCCATCTGGTCGCGCTGCAGCGTGTTGCCCTGCGCCATCTGCTCGCGCTGGAGCTGCTGCTGCTTTGCAAACTGGTCGGCCTGCTGCCTGAGCTGGTCCCGGTTTTGCTTTGCCTGCGTGCGAGCCGACAGCGCCGAGCCAAGCGCTTGCGCGCCCATTGCCACAGCCATAAACGGGAAAGGCATCTTACTCGCTCCTGAACGTGATGAGGTCCACCGTGCCACCTGCCGGCGCGACGGTCCCGAAGTTGACCGTGCAGCCTGTCGTGCTCTTCGCTGTCACCCACACCGTCGTCCCCCAGCTCGGCGTCGCGCACACGCCAAACGCCGCGTCCACTTCCGCGCGGGGGAAGGTCACCGCCACGCTGCCCGCCCCCGTCGTCACGGTCTGCCCCACGATGTTGCCCGCCGAAGTCAGGAACCGGCGCCGCAACCGCAGCCAGTAGGTGTCGTCACGACCCGTCACGTCACGGCTCAGGCGGCGGTTCCGGCGGCGGCGAAAACGTGCCGGTCCCGGGGTCGTACGTGTACTCCGGGCCCACGTCCTTGCCGGTGCCGTCAATCAACACGATCCCGGCTGGAGAAGTATATGGCGTGACGCCATCCCACTCGATGACGTTCACGACCACGTTGTCGCTGGTGCGCACCATCGCCCATCGCCCCATCATCAGTCTCGCCCTCCCTTACCACACGGTGACGCGCACGCGGCCCGCGCCGCCTGCGCCACTAGTCCCGCCGCTCGTGCCCGAACCGCGCCCGCCACCTCCTGCGGGCTGCGTGCCCGCCACGCCCTCAGCGCCGCCCGCTCCGCCGTAGACGCTCGTCCCGGCGGTCACCGTCCCGCCGTCGTTTCGACTGGCGCCTGCGCCTCCACCGTAGATGGCATTCCGGTATCTGTCGTACACGGCGTGGACACTAATGCCAATTGTTGATCCGGGCGCGACGCCACCGACAAACGGCCCCTGAAAGAAGTCCATGTTGGCAAGCGACACTGCGGTCCAGTCGGTAATTTCGGTGCCAATGCGGTAGTTCGACCCGCCACCGACAGGCAAACCGCTAGTGCGCCCGCCGCTGCCGCCATAGGCGGTGCAATGCGACCCCAGCGACGAATTGCCGCCCGCGATCCCGTTGGCGGCGATAGTGCGCGCGCTACCGCCAGCGCCCACCGTCGCCGTCTCCGTCGCCCCCAAGTCCGACAGCTTCATCAGCACGAACATGTAGCCGCCGCCACCGCCGCCGTTGCGGCCGGCGGTCGTGCTGTCGTTTGAGCCGCTGCCGCCAGCACCCCAGCATTCCACCAGCGCCATCGAGCCCAGCGCCGGCTTGGTCCACGTCCCCGAGCTGTTGAACGTCTGCTGGTCCAACGGCTGCGCCGTCGTCACCCACGACAGGTTGCCACTGCCGTCGTTCGTCAGGCACGTATTGGCCGCGCCTTGCGCGGTCGGCACCGTGTAGTCCACCGTGTTGAGCCGCAACTGCGCGCGCTCCAACGACACCTTGCTGCCGTTATCCTTGACCGCGCTGTCAGCAAGCTGCGAGCTCGTGCCGCCGCCCGTGAAGCGGGGCAACGTGTCAGTCGTGCCCGCGCCGCTAACCCCAGACGCCAGCCCCACCACGTCCAATCGAATGTCCCCGGACGTGTTGGTGACGGTGATGTTGTTGCCAGCCGTCAACGTCTTCAGCGTGTAGCCGGTCCCGTTGCCAATCGGGAGCTGACCGTTGCTCGGCGCGCTCGTCAGCCCCGTCCCGCCCTTGCTCACGGGCACCGTTGCGAGGGTCGTGCTGATGCTGGCGCCGCTGCTCAAGTCGGAGGACACGGACCCGCTCACGTCGCCCGTCAGCGCAAACGTGCGCGCGCTCGACAAGGCGGTGGCCGTGCCCGCATTGCCCGTCACGTTGCCCGTCACGTTGCCCGTCAGCGCCCCAATGAAGCGGGTTGTCGCCGTGATCTCGTTCCCCGCAAAATTGCCGCTGCCGTTGCGAATCACGGCGGTGTTGGGCGTGTCACTGGCGCTCTGGACGTACTGCGGCTCCGAAGCCTCAACGAGGATCACGCCGTTGCTGGCGTGCGCCCGCAGCACATACGCCAGCGCCTGATACAGCCCGCTAGCCGGCTTGCTGGCCGTGAATCCCCCCGTCGTGTTCGGGTACAGGATGTCACCGGCGTTGAAGGCCACCGTGTTGATGTTGCGAATCAGGCCGGTGTTCGTGACATAGCCCGTCGCGCCGTTGGCGATGTCGTCGCGAGCCACGCCCAGCGCCACGTCCGTCGCGCTCGAGACCTTCGCCACCTCCGTGACCCCAAGCCCAACATTAAACCCGGTCGCCTTGACGACATCGCCCTTGACCAACGTCTGCGTGGCCTTGACCGGGAAGTTGATGTGATCGGCGCCCATCTCGTGCCACGCGGAGCCGTCATCGTACCACCAGCGATACTCGCCCGTGTCCGTGGTGGCCCAAATGCGCCCCGCTGTCCCGGGCACCGGCCGCGAGCCAATCGCGGACGACTGGACGTGAATCGTCGCGTCCGCGTCGTGCGCGTTGTACTGCGTGACGGTGGCGTTGTCGTTCAACCGCACCTCGTCCGCGTTGACCGGCGACGTGTTGTTGACCGGAATCGTAAACTGTGCCTGCTGATGCGAGCCGATAATCGGCATCAGAACCGTCTCCCGTAAAAGAAGCCCTCAACCTCGGCACGGCTCCACACGCTCTGCGCTTCGCCGCTATCGGTCAGCAACACGTCGATGTACGGCCCGTAGCCGTTCACCGGCACCCGTTCCGGCTTCTGCGCCCCCCCGCCCCACGTCCCCGTGCCCCACGTGCCCGTGCCCCATTGCCCGAGCCCCGCGCCGTTGTTCGGCAACGTCGAGGAGCCGGATCCGTTGTCCGTCAGCCACGTGACCGCACACTGCGACGAAGACTTCTGCCACACCTGCAGATACACCCACTTGTACGCCTTGAATGTCAGCGAATCGCCCAGCACCATGCGGCGGCAGCGGACAGCCATGCTGAACACGGTGCCGCCCGTGCCGGCCGCCGGCACGTTGTCGCGAAACACGTTCGGCGCGTCGCACTCCGTCACGTATCCGCCGGCGTCTCCGCGCAGCACGATGGGCTGCTTCACGTCATCTTCCGCTTCCCACAGCGCCTTGGTGTTGGGATCCAAGTAGCCCGCCGCGCACGGCCCCGTCCATGCGCTCAACGCATAGTTGTAGCGCAAGACGCCCTTCCCGGGGATGAACCACCACACCTCGCGCAGTGCACGGCGGTGCACACCGACCACGTTCTGCGCCGTGGTCAAGTCCAGCGACCGCACCAGCGGGTCCAGCTTCAGGCTAATCGGGGCGACCTGCGTCTCCGTCGCCACGTAGAACCCGCGATCCGACAGGAAGTAGACGCCCTGCGGCGTCGCGACAATGCTGCGCCCACTGATAGCGCCCACGTCTCCCGTGACGCCCTGCGCGCCTGCCGCAATGGCGATGTCGTCCTGCGTCAGCCCCGTGAAGCGCGAGATCCCGGACACGTGGAAGATCAGCAGGCTGGCGCCAAACGTCGCCAGCCCCGTGATGTTCTGGTCGCTGAAGGTGCGGATGATCGCTTCGCCGCCTCCCGACGCCGTCACGCCCAGCGTGTCGCCGTTGTTGATCGCGCTCCAAAACACCTTCTGGTCCGCGCCCGTGCAGCCAAACAAGCGCTGGTTGTACACGGCGAGCTGCGTGATGCCCGCTGGCGTGTTGACGAGGTTGGTCGCCAGCGCCGTGCCGTTCCAGCGATTCAGGCTGGTGGCGCTGTCGCCGTCCGCGATGTACACCACTTCTGCCGTCGTCGTGCGGAAGCTGGCGAATGCCGGCGCGCCGGTCGCATTCAACGCCCCCGACTGACTCGTGAAGGTCGCTGGGATGGCGTAGGTGCCGGTGTACAGCGTCCCGTTGGCGACCGCCAGCAACTGCTGCGTGCCGTTGTCGCGCAGCCACGCATAGCCGTTTTGCACCCCGCTGGCGTGCAGCGGCGTGTCCGACAGGCGCTGCGTGCCCAGACGCTTCTTGATGGCGCCGAACTCGTCCAACACCGCCTCGTCCGCGCGTCGCACCTCATCCTCGGCCAACTTGTACTCGTCGGCCGCGAGGTTCAGTCCCCCCCGGAAGTCTGCTTGCACGTCGCGCACGACCGGCCGTGGCATTACACGCCACCCCACTCGTACTGGTCGTCCGTGTACCCCATCCGCAGCGGCCGCGTGCTCATCCGGCCCAGATCCTGATGCATCGACTCGCGGAGCTGCTGCGCGCGCATCGACAGCTCGGCCGACAAGTTCGTCTCGGCCGCGCCCTTCATCAGCATGGACGCTGCCGTCTCGTAGGCCAGAATGAGGTCGTACCCGTCGGGGAACACGACCGTGCTGCTATCGCTGACCAGCAGGTCGGCGCGCTGCGGAAGGTGGTTCACCACCACCGTGATGGGCGTGCTCTGGACCGGCCCCGGGATGAGCTGGATGGCGTCGCCGTACTCGTACCAGATGTACGGGAGCGACACTGCCGTGGGCGACACCGGGTAGTCTTCGTACTTGGCCGGCTGGTAGAACTGCTGGTCCAACCGCAGCGACAGCACCCGGAACCACGTCTCGGTGGCGTCGCCGCTGCCGTCGTTCAGCGCCGTCTTCAGAATCCGGCCGTCCGCGTCCGTGGCCGGCGTGCGCGTGCCCACCCGCAACATCCGGTTGACGGACAACAGCGTGCGCCACTCGCGCCAGTGCACGTCGCCCAAGAGCTGCCGCTTGAGCGTGGTGCCCCAGCGCGGCGAGCCCACGGCGTCCGCCATCTCGTCCACCAGCGTCATCAGGGTGCCGCGCGGCATGCCCATGCGTTACACCTCGCTCGTGCGGCGCACAATGCGCTTGCGGCGCGCCACCACCTGCGCGCCTTCCGTCGTTCCCTCCCCAAAGCCGTGCGAGATCGGGTGCGCCTCAGCCACGCCGAGCTGCACCTCGTACTCGTGCTTCGAGGTCGTGGCCGTCTTGAGCTCCTGCTCTTCCATGAACCGCTCCATGTGCGCCGCCTTCACGGCCTTGTTCTCGCGGTCCACCCTTTCCATCTTCGCGGCGGCCTGCTTCGCCGGATCCGTCACCGGCTCGAAGAAGCGCTCCACGAACCCGACCGCCTCCTCCGCGCTGCAGTCGGGCGGCAGCATGGCGCGCAGGTCAAACGCCTGCTCCTCGAGAATTTCGCCGGAGTTGACGCGCGCCCAGCGCTCGTCGCCCTGCTTCCACGTCTCGATGATGCCCCAGTACGGGCCGGAGGCAGACGGCACCCACTTCACCGACAGGCGCTCGTCAATCTCGCGCAGGCGGCGCACGGCCTCCTGCGGGGGAACCGGCTCGCCTCGAGGGGTGATCAGCATGATGTCCTACGGGTTGGAGGTGAGGGCGGGTGCGCCGTCTGACGCACCCTCCCGGTCCTAGTAGAGGTACTGCAGCTCGACGGTGACCACGAGGTCGTCGGGCTGCACCGAGACCGCGCCGGTCGTGACCAGCGAAATCTTGACGGTGTCGCCCGTGTCGAGCAGACGCTGCGCGTCGGTGAGGGTGGTGAGCAGCGATCCGGCCTGCACCGTCTCGGCCGTCTTCGCGTTGATGTCGATGGCCGAACTGAGCGTGACGTTGCCAGCCGCCGAGGCGTCCCGCTTGACCAGCGTGACCGTGCAGTTGGTCGCGGCGGTCGGATACGTATCGGCCGACACCTGCACCGCGCTGATGATGGCCTTGTGGGGCAGTCCGCCGAGGTTGTGGGTCTGCGTACCGGCCGCCAGCGTGCCGGTGTTGATGCGCTGCTGGATGATGATCGGCTGGATCCCGAAACGCCCGGGGCGTGGCGAGAAGAAGTTCAGCATGTAGGCTCTCCGTGCTGGGGTGGGGGCTCGTCACCCCCACCCCGCGCCGTCAGGGTTTAGACCACCGGGGTGTAGCGCTGCGTGTCGGCGTACCCGACGATGGACCCGTGCGCGTTGCGCTGGAAGGTCATCAGGTTGAAGTACACCTTGAAGCTGGTCTGGAAGGCGTCGCGCCCGTCGATGAAGCGCACCGCCCCCGAGTTCTCGTACTGCACCGGCGACCAGTCGGCCGCGTCCACCCACGCCAGCGACGGCTTGTGGACCATGTAGAACGTGCCGGCCGGGTTGTACTCGTCGGCCACCACGGGCATCCCGTGCAGCTTGAGCGCCTTGTACCCGCCGTTGAGCTCCAGCTCCTCGCCGCCGGTGACGTTGAAGCGCCGCTGCGCGAGGAACGACTCGATGAGCTTCTGCTGCACCCCGTAGGTGGTGATGCACAAGAACTCGTCCGGGCTCGAGAGCGGGCGCTTGCCGCTGCGCGCGCCGATGGTGGCGCCCAGCTTCCATGCGTCCATCTCGTTCGGGTTGGCCGCGTCGTCGGTGTCGGTGCCCGCCGTGAACCGCACCGCGTTCCACCGCTCCTGCCCCGCCGTGCCGGCGTTGATCCCGTGGAGGGTGTTGTACGACCCGCCCCGGTTGGTGATGTTGATAAGCCCGTTCGCGTACTGGTTGTACGCATCGTCGTTGGCCGTCGCCGCCACGACGATGTCGGTCCCGGTGGTGCCGCTGATGGCGGCCGACAGCGTCAGGGTGACGTTGTCGCCCGAGTTCGACACCGCCGTCACGGTCGCCCGCCCGCGCAGCGTGGCGCCGGTCGCGTCACGCACCGCGATCAGCATCCCGGGGTACAGCCACAGCCCGCCCTGACCGGCGCCGGGGACGCCGTAGGGGCTGGTCGCCACGATGGTGACCGGCGGGCCGGCCGAGTAGGACGAGACGATGGCGCGGATGCCGAGCCCGTTGCCATGCACGTGCTCCTGCATGCCGAGCTGCATGGCGCCGTCGATCTCCTCGGTGATCTTGGCCTTCAGGCTGGTGAAGGCCGCCTGCTTCGACTGCGTGCCCACGATGGCGAGGTTGTCGAACTCGCGGGTCACGTAGAAGCGCCGGATGCCGACGTTGCCCTGCACTTCGGTCGTCTCGGAGCTGTTCGGCAGGTAGCCGGCGTCCGACGCGCCCCAGTTGACGGGCGGGTTCACCACCACGTCGAAGTACACGTTGCGCCCGCCCCACTTGAGGGAGCGGAGCCCGCCCGGGCCGGCCTTCTTGATCTGGGCCAGCAGGACGGTGCTGATGGGGAAGAGCTGCTGCCGGATGTCGGCGTACACGTTCTTCAGGTTGCCCTGCAGCTCCGTGTCGGTAATCAGAATCGGGTTTGCCACGGGTTACTCCGTCGTATGAGGTCGGTCAATCCTGCCACGCGCGCCCGAGGATCATGGCCTTGGCCTCCTCGCGCGTGCGGGCCTTCTTGGGGGGCGGCGGCGCATCCAATCCCGCGCGGCCGGCCGGCGTGAGCTGCTTGCCCACACTCTGCACGACCTGCTGGGCCTTCTGGCGCTCCGCACGGATCTGCTGCTCGAGCTCGGCACGACGCTGCGCTGACATCTGCTGCACCTGCGCCGACCGCTGCCGCACCCACTCGCGGAAGGGGCCGTCCAAATACGCCCGGTACTCCGGAAGGCGATCCGGCGGGATCACACCGTTCCGCATGAGCGGCGCGGTGTCGATGCTGATCCGGCCCATCTTCTCCTCCAGCGACACGTCGGCGTACTGCGTCAGCAGCTCGTCCTGCACCGGCTTGAGTTCCTGCGCGTAGTACTGCATGAGCACCTGCTGCGTCTGCGCGGCCTGCGAGGCGGCCATCCGCTGCTGGTACTCCTGCTGCTGCTGCTCTTCCATCCGCCGCAAGCGCTCTTGGGGCGAGTTGAGCGTGTCCCACTCTTCCCGACGGGCCAGATACCGCGTCTCGTCGGTCAGCATCTCGAGGTTCAGGGCGCGCTGGGCTTCCAGCTCGGCCTGCAGCGACTCGTACTGCTGCACCAACTGCGGCACCTGCTCGCGGTACTGCTGCACCTCATGACGGAACTGCTGGCCGGCAACGCCGTCGCGGGCCATCCGCACCAACTCGGCGGGAGACTTGAGGTACACCTTCTCCCCCACCTGAAACTCCAGCTTCACGTCCGGGGCGGCGGCGTACTTGCCGTCCGTCGTCCGCACCACGATGCGCGTCCCACCGTCTCCGATCACCGCCTCCGGGGGAGGCTCGCCCGCTTCCGGCTCCGGCGTCTCGGCCGTCTCCGTGCCGCCCTGCTGGGCCGGCGCCGCTGCTGCCGGCTGCTCCGGGGTGGCGTCCCCTCCCTCTTCCTGCTCGAACTCCGCGTTGATGAGCCGGTCGCGCACCTCGTCGCGGCGGACAATAGCCGGCGCGGATTCGGTGGGCGGCAGGACTTCAGCGACGACGGACTCCACTGCTGCTGCGGTGTCAGACATGCGGCCTCTGCATCACTGCGCTCCTCACATCACCGGGAGTGCGGTCGGTGCGGCTGCGCTTCCGCCCTGATCCGGCGGGGCCGCCGGGAGGCCAGACTCGCTGCCGAACGTCGGCGCCATGGATGGCGGCAACGGGGTGGGGGCCGGTACGCCCTGCGGGGCTCCCTGCGGAGCGCCTCCACCCGGGGGTTCCTGCTGTTGCTGCGGCGCCGCTTCCATCTCGGGCTGGCCGGGGGGAGGGGCGCCCTGCTTCTGCGCGGCCTGATTCGCCAGCGCCGTCCACCGCTCCTGCGCGGCAGCCCGGACCTCCGGCGACACGTCAGCGGCCAAGATGATGTCGCGGTCCAGCACGTCCTGATGGACCGCCTCGTCGTCCTGCCACACAATCGCCTCCGGCTCCATCCCCATCCGGATTGCTTCGGACACCCGCTTCGCCTTCGCCTCCTGCACGTCGTACGGCGTCGTCGAGTCGGGCGCGTAGGCGAACGGGCGCAGTCGGCGGTACTCCTTCGGGTCGATGATGCCCTTTTCCAGATCCTGATCCAGCAGGAACAAGCGCATGGTGCGCGGCATGGGCATGAGCGTCTCCGCGTCCACCTGCACGTCCACCACCTCGTCGAAGTCCACGCTCGAGAACTCGCGCGCCAAGTCGGGGCGGTTGGCCCCCACGACCGCCAGCACGCGCGGCAGCCGGTAGCCCCACCGCATCCACGCCACCTGACACTCCGCCCACTCCGTCATGGCGTCGGACACGGCGTACACGAATGGGGCGAACGTGCGCTCAAGCTGCTCGCGGATGGCGATGATAGCCCGACCTGACTGGTCCGAGCTGAACTGGCCGCGCGCATTGTCGTTCCACCCCGAACGGTCCTCCAGCTTCTTGGTCTCCAGCCGCAGGAGCTCCTTCGCGTCGCCCCCTACGCTGAACCCCTGCAGCGGCTGCAGCGTCTCCGAAATCGGCGCCGCCCCCTTCACCTCGATCACCGAGTTCTGGCCGCCCACGAACGTCTCGCCCACGATGGCGCCGGTCTTGCTGATGAACTTTCCGCCCGCGTTCGCGCGCACCGACTCGATCCACTTGGAGAGGATCATGTTCACGCGCATCTGCGGCGCAATCCACTCGTTCATGCGCGCCGCGCAGTAGAAATCCGGCGAGCTCGAGCCGTCGGTGACGCGCACCACCGGCACCCGGCCGCACACCAGCCCAGCCGGCTGGAACACCACCTTGTTCCCCACCACAATGAGCTGCAGCCCCTCCGGGAGAGCTTCGCACTTCTCGCAGAACACCGTCAGCCGGTCCACCGTCCGCTGGTCCTGATACAGCGGCGACTGCGTGAAGCGCAGGTCGTTCGTCTGGAAGACCTGATTGCCCACGAAGTACTCGTCCGTCTCGTCCGCCACATCCGCGCCGAACTGCCCCACCGCCTGCGACAGCGGCAGCACGTCGCGCAGGATCCAGTAGCTCGGCGCCTGCGTGGCCGTCGCCTCCGCCGACACGCGCACCTGCTCGATGGTGTAGACCTTCGTCGCCACGTCGCCAATCGGCCGCCGTCCGGAGCCTGCCTCCAGCTCCTCCCACGGCCCTGCTTCCGGGTTCCACCACGTCAGCAGGAAGGCGCACCCGTCCGTCTGGGCGTGGTAGCCCACCTCGCGGATCAGGTTGCGCATTTTCTGGCGGTGGAACTGGTACTCCACCGCGAGCTGCATGGCCTGCGCCTTGCGCTGCCGGTCAGGATCGGGGTTGACGGGCGAGAAACGGAACCCGGGCCGCTGCTCGGACAGCACCTGCAGGTGCCAGTCCAGCGCCGGCCCAATCTGGTTGTCCACCGCGCGCACCGCGTCCTTCGGCATGAGCGGCTCGCGCCAGCTCCCCCGGTTCGCAGTGCTGCTCACCCACTGAATGCCCTTGCGGAACAGCCGGTTGCGGCTGGCGTCGTAGATGGCGTCCTGCACGCCGGCACGGTGCTTCTCCCACCGCCCCTTCGCCCACGACACCCAATCGTCCTGCCCGGGGTCGCCGTCCATTGCCAGCGGGAAATCGTCGCCGTAGGCCGCCCGCAGCGCCGCCTTGCGGCTCCGCTCCGCCTCCCGCGCCGCCTCCGCGTTCTGCTCTGCCATCTGCTCGGCCTGCCGGCGCAGCGCCTCCGCCTCCGCCTCCGCCGCCGCTGTCGCGTCCTCCTCGCTGGGCGCCTCGTAGCCGCCCAGCAGGAACGCCTCCGCCCCCAACGGCGCGTCCTCGAACTCGTCCTCGAGCTCGTCCTCAAGCTCGTCGTCCATCAGCGGCAGTCGGGGCGTCGTCATCACGCCATCCCGGTCTGCGACCAGCCCGGGGGCGCCAGCATCGCCTGCGCATCCATGCGGCCCATCTCAGCCCGCACGCTGTCCCAGTTCCGGTGCTTCATGTACAGCTCGCGCGCCAGCGCCTGCATCGAATCGCGCGCCCACGTCTCCGTCTCGGCGTTGATGCGAAGCTGCAGGTCCACGGGGATGTCCTCCTCCACGCTAGCCGGCAGAATGGCGCGCTGCTCTTCCAGCGTCAAACGCCGCTCCTCCAGCGTCAAACGCCGCTCCTCGAGCTGCGCGCGCCGTGCACGGTCCTCGCGCGCCAGCGACAGCAGCCCCCACCCGCAGGCCGCCATCGAGACCGTCAGTACCAGCAGGATCGCGGTGTCCACGCTCAGAGCCCGTTGTACTCGGCCTGCGTGAACGTCACGTTGGGCGAGGACGCCAGCGTCAGGGTCACCCGCGCGAACTGCTCGCCGCGCAGCGTGCTGATGGTGGACGACTGCCGGGTAGTGGTCGTCAGCGACCCCGCCCCCGACCCCGCCGTCTTGTTGACCCACGTGGAAGGCGACGAGGCGTTCGACACGTAGTACAGCGTGTTGAGCGCACTGGACACGGTGCCGGCGGCGATGGTGGCCGTCAGGTGAACCTCGAGGGCCGTGCTGATCCCCGAGAGGGGGATGAGCACCTCGTAGGTGCCGGCAACGGTGAGGGCGCCGCAGTCCACAAGGTTCTTGCCCACGAGCGACTGCGCCGCTGCGGCAGGGACGGAGACCAGCACCAGCCGGTCCTGCGCGCCCCACGCGGCCTGATTGTAGCGCTGCACTTCGGTCAGCGGCACGGCACGTGCCATGGGTTACTCCGCGTGTATGGTTGCCTGCGATTCCTGCATGATCACCGACTCAGAGCCCCAAACGCCGCTCGTCCACCGGCTCCGGCGTGGGCTCCGGCGGCAGGCTGGCGTTGTATGCCTCGCGAGCAGCCGTGATGCCAGCATCCGCCGTGGCGGTCTTGTACTGCACCTTGTACGACAGCGCCGCGTTCGCCATCACGAACTGGCAGTACTCGGCATCCGTGGCGAACGGCCCCGGCGCGGCGTTGTCGGTGTCGATGGTGACGATCATGCGGCATCCTCCTTCGCGGTGCTGGTCTTCGTTTCTGCGTCGATGGCCGTCTGAATCTTGATGGCGAGGGGCAGCGCCGCCTGTGCGATCTCAAGCCCGCCGCTCTTGGTGGCGATGTCCAGCAGGCCGACGAGGGCCTGCGCTTCGGTGACGGTGAGGTCGAGGGTCATGGGTGTGTGGTCAGAGGTTACGTCAGCGCAGCGGTCCAGATCCAGCCGCCGTCGTAAACGCCGAGCTTGTTGTTGGTGCTGTCAAAGATCAGCGCCACTTGTCCGGTGGGAATGTCCGCAGGAACACCAGTTGCCACGCCAGCGCACGACGGAATCATCAGATGCCCGCGCGTAGCACTCGTTGCCAACGCTGCGGTGCCGAACGCGAGGTTGCCGCGTGTGCCGGTGCCTGCGCCTTCGGTCGCAACAATCGCCGTGCTACTAGACCAGCCGAACGACAGCCGTTCGTAGTTGCTCGCGTCGGTGAAGGTGCGGTACAGGCGAAACGTCTGCGCGGTGGTCGTGCGGCGCTGCGCCAAAGTGTCAGCGGCGTCACGCACCAAGCGCAAATCGAAAGTGGACTGGAACGGCGTTCCGGCATTCCAGCCAAATTCTGTTGCCACACCAAGCTGAAACGAAGAAGTTGCAATGCCAAAAATAACTGTGGCACTGGGTGATCCGAAGCGAAAAAATGTCTGGCTTCCTCCGGTCTCCATCCACAACCCAGCATTTTTCAGCACAAAGTACGTTGCTTCTGTGACGACACTGCCGCCCACATCGACCCGAAATCGGCTTGAGCCGCCTACCTGAAGATCTATCAGGTTAGACGTAGCATTGCTCGCCGTGTTGGTTGCGTTGAACTTGATGCCCGTGAACACAACGGCCGCATTGTTCCACGTCTGCGTCAGGTCGAGAACGGGGGCGTTGGCCGTGATCGTGGCGCCGCCCAACGTCAGTGCCTTGTTTGTGCTGCTGAACGTGAACCCACTGTCGCCTGCCAGCGATCCACTGCTGTTGAACTGCACTTGCGTGTTCGAGCCGGCCGCCGACGCACTTATCGTTGCGGTGCCACCCAGCGACACGGGCGTGCCGTTGATCGTGATGCTGCTGTTGGCGAGCGCGGTGTTGGGAATGGGCGTGAAGCCTGCACCGATGGCGCCGCTGGTCAGCGTGCCCACGGCGGTCGCGGCGGCCGCGATGTTCGCCCCGGTGATCTTGCGGTTGTCGCCAGCGCGGGCGACGACGTACTCGTCGGTGGCTTGGGACGCGCCCCCGGCGGTGAGTGCGGAAATCTTCAAGTCAGCCACTTACGCCTCCAGTAGAATAAGGCTGCCATCTTCCAGCAACAAGTTGTCACCGTTTTCTTGCAAAAGATTATCGCCTCCGGGAGAAGGAGGTGTTCCCTTCTTCCACCAAGATATGATCCTTCTTCGCGCCCCGCCTAGAATCAGAGGCATCTTACGCCGTCCACTGCTTAGAAACTAGGAAGGTGCGATCCGCGGCGACGTTGCCAGAAGCCTTGATGCGCCAAGCCCGAGCCCCAAGCATATCCGTATACTGAATGGCCTTGCCCGCCGCAGGCACGGGAATGTTGTTAGTGCCATCGCTCATCGTGGCCCAGTTCG